CCCCATGTATGGAATTCCGTAGTTCATGTTCCCTCCTTCGTGTTTTAAAACGGCATTCCGCCGTCGTCCTTTATGACATCCCCTATGCACGTGAGCGACTCGTTGTAGGCAAACTCCACTTTGCCGGTCCGCCCGTCCCGCTGCTTGGCTATGTTGATGATGCCGACCCCTTTTATCGCCCCCTCGTCCTTGTAGTACTCCGGGCGGTGCAGCAGCAGGACAACGTCCGCATCCTGCTCGATGGCCCCGGACTCCCTCAAGTCCGCCATCCCCGGAAGGTCCGGGCTGAGCTGCCCCCTTGCCTTCGCCTTTGACTCGACATTGCGGTTGAGTTGGGAAAGCAGGACGACCGGCACTTGCAGGTCTTTGGCGAGACGCTTTAGCAGGCGGGTGGTTTGCGATACCTCCTGTTCGCGGTTGTATTGGATGTTCTCCGTCCGCATGTTCATCAGCTGGAGGTAGTCTATCATGACCACGTCCAGCCCCTGCCGCCTTTTGAGGTTCATGCAGCGGACTTTGAGCTGCTGCATGGAGATGTTCGGAGTCTCGTCAATCATGATAGGCAGCCTCCTTATTTCCCCCACTGCGTCCAGGATCTGGTCCTTTTGGCCCTGCGACAGGTAGCCTCCCCGGTACGCTGTCGTGTCCATGCCCGGGCAACAGGACAATATCAGCCTGTTCGCCAGCGACACGTCGCTCATTTCAAGGGAAAAGATGCAGACCTTTTTCCCGGACTTGGCCATGTTCTTGGCGAAGCTCAGCATCACGCTCGTCTTTCCCATGGCCGGCCGTGCCCCTAACACGACCAAGTCGCCCGGCTTAAAGCCTGCCACGTACTTGTCCAGCACCTTGATACCGGTCATGATGCCGTAGGTCTTCCCTTCCGCCCTTAGCCGTTCTTTCTCGGCGTATTGCTCGAGGGCCTTGTTTGTCGCCTCCTCCATGCCGACGGCGGGGTTGTCGTAGTCCATCTCGTTGGCAACCGACTCGATGAGCTTGATGGACGACGACACCTGGTCGCTCACGTCCAGCGTCAAGTCTTGGGCCAGGTCTCGTATCTGCCCCCCTGCCTGCATCAATGCCCGCTGCGTGTAGCATTGCCGGACATACAGCGCATGGCCCTCGATATTGGCGGTGGATGCCACATTGGAGGCAAGCTGGCTTATGCCGTACATGCCTCCCGCCTTTTCGATGTCCCCGCTTTTGAGCAGGGACTCGCACACCCGGAGCATGTCCGGCTTGCCGCCGTCCGACCAGATGCCGTAGATGGCCTTGTAGACCGCCGCCATGGCGGGGTCGTAGAAGTGTTCGGGCTTCAAGATGCCGCAAACCCTCACGATGGCCTCCGACTCAAGCAGCACCGCTCCGCAGACCATCCGTTCCGCCGCCTTGACCTGTTCCAGCCTCCTATCTAAGGCAATCGTCGTAGATGGAGACTTTGTTTTTGTTCTGTAGTTTCTCATTTGCCTTTCCTCCTTTGCGGTATTGCCATGTGACCACGGCTTGTTTCCATCTCACCATCGGGCTGCGTCCGACCTTCCAGCCTTTGCTCTCGTAAAAGGCGACGAACGCAGCCGCATCGACATCGAAGTTTTTCTCCGAGATATAGGCGGCGACATCTTCGACCGTGGGTTTCACGAAACACGGGTTTTCCCCCCCTGCACCCCCCTTTATATTATATATATTATTATTATTATTATATATATAAGGCGATTTAGGTGTTTCGCTGTTTCCCAAATTTGTAAAAACCTGATTGTCAGGTTTTAATGCTTGAGCATTGCTCGGGCATTGCTTGAGCATTGCTTGAGCAATGCTTGAGCATTTTCCCGCCTCTTTTTTGCCCTTTTCCCACCTATTTTTGGCGGCGTTCAGAGCCTTTTTTTTACGGGATTCGGCTGCGCTCTCGATCGCCGCCATCCGCCTGCTCAGGGACTCGGAGAAGAACACCCTGTCGCCCTGTACTGCGAACAGCCCGTAGTTGCCTATGACTGTCCGCAGCTTCGCCTCCGATACCCCGAGGCGCTGAGCCAGCACCGGGATCATCACGACGGGCAAGCTGTAGTCTTTCTGCTGCCCGAGCAGTTCTATCAGCGCCCAGAACATCCCGTAGCCCTCCATCCCGAGTTCCCCTACCAGCATCATGCATTTAGGGTCGGACATGGCATCCGTGTCGTGCGTAAAATATTTGCTCATGGTTTTTTCATTTGGTTAGTCCACAGCTCGAACTTGTCGCACCGTCGTATTGCGTTCTTCACTTTCCCGATGCCGTACACCTTGCACCGGCACGTGTGGATGCCCATCTTCGTCGAATGGGCGCAGTCCGCACACCTGACCGCCTCGTCTTTCTTTTTCATGGCTCATTCTGTTTTATTGTCCTTTTTTCCCCCAAGCCCGCAAAGGCGAACGCCATCAGACCTATCCCTGCAAAATTGATGGCGAACCCGGACAGCTCCGTGTGTTCGCTCGCTACCAATATCAGCCCCAAGAACAGGAGGGCCGTATAAGCTATCTTTTTCATACCTTTAAATTTAATTGTTTTGTATCGTGGGCGGCGCAGGAGTCGAACCTGCCGGCGGGGCTATTCGTCTCCCGCGCTGCCGCAGCGTCTGCCGCCCTTGCCGCCATCATACCTTCGCAGGCGGATGGCGAATAATAAAAAACTAAATACAAAAAACACGAAAAATGGAAAAAGTATGAGAGTACACATACCTTCGGTACTCTCCCCCCCGCCGCATGTCCTCGCGGATTGGCAGGCGGGGCAACGTGTGTATGAAAACCCAAAAAGATAAAAAAGGATACACTAACGTCCGGTGTCCGGACTCGAACCGGAATCCCCGCCGGGGGCGGGGTGCCTGCCGATCAGGCTGCGCCGGCGGGGTTTTTCGTCCTCGCGGATTATTTTCCCCGTAGCATTGATGATCTATATGAACTTTATGAACTGCTATTGCCAGTTGTTATTTTTTGACGACCGTGTTCCGCCTCATGAACCGCTCTATGCTGCGGAGGTCGTACCACACGAAGTTCCTGAACTTCGCGAATCCGACCTCGGCGTTGTTCCTGAGGTCTCTGAGGAAGTTGTCCGAGCACCCGAGGTACGCCTTCGCCTCCTCCCTGCTCAGCCACACCTTCTCGACGGCTTCTATTTTCCCAGTCTTACGTGTTGCCATACTCATTCGTTGTTTTTTGTTCCACATAGTGCCCGTCGAACCTTTCCACGGCCGCCGCCCTTATGGCCCTCGCCGTCACGGAGTCCGTGGCGAACCGCAACGCACGCTTGACGGACTCGGGGGTGACCCCCAGGTCTGCGGCTATGAGCTTTATCATCCCGTGCGGAACGGATATGATAGTCCTCGTTATCCTCATTTTTTTAATTTTTAATTTTTAATTCGTACCTTTGCCCCTTAAATCGAAACGTATTTAATACGTTTCGGGGCAATATTGATGATGCAAATATCGAAAAATCTCACGATTAATAAAAATATATCACGATATAAATTACGAGCATTTAGAATATTTAACAATATGGATACAACAATCAATGAAAGAATAGCCCAAATAGTTACCCAATTAGGTAACGGGAAAAACACTGTAATTGCTTCATTTATAGGTGTAAGCGAGGGCAATATACGAGGATATGTAAAAGGAGTTATGCCAAAACAAGATGTTTTGGAAAAAATCGTAACAAAACTCGATATTAATCCTGAATGGCTACTGACTGGTAGGGGCGAGATGTTGAAGTCCCAAAGCGGGATGGGCGAATCGGCATCGAACGTGATTCAGGGCAACCACAACAGCAACAACGTGCAGCACATAGCCGAGGGCGACAGGCGGGAGGTCGACCACCTGAAGGAAATCATCAGGATGAAGGATGCCCTGCTGAAATGCAAGGAAAGCGAGAACGAGCTGCTCAGGGAGATCATCAAGAAAAAGGAGGGACACGAATGAAAGGATAGTTTAATGCAAACATGTTGCAAATGAAAGCAAACAGAAATATAACTAATTAATATACAATAAATTATCATTTAATACTTAATACCGTATCGGTTTTAAATCAAAAACGATACATAATAAACGCAAATATCTAATAATCATAATATTACAAATTTTACAAGCTGATTTATTTACTTATTTACGGCCAATTGAATGCTTGTAAATGTGGCTAAATATGGCTATCTTGTATATTTGCGTTGCAAATCGGTTGCAAATTTTATGGCGAATTTGCAACATAATACAATAACAGACATGGCAACGGTATCAATCTATTTAGACACGAGAAGAGCAAGGAAAGACGGGACTTTCCCGGTAAAATTGTATGTGAACCATAACGGACGGTTTTACATAAAAACAGAGTTTTCCTCTACTCTTAAAAATTGGGATAGGAATCAGTTTTCAAAGACAGAGCCGAACCACAAGGCAAGGAATGTGGTTCTCCGCAACCTGATAAATAAGGCGGAGAATGCGATATATGATTTAGAAAAGGAAAATAGATTGAGAGGCATTTCAGACAAAAGGTTGAAGGATATAATAGAACATGCTATATCTAACAAGGAAGAAAGCAGAAGAGCCGTATTGCCTTTGTTTGATGAATTTATAGATTCAAAATCCAGAAATGGAACTAAAGAATTTTATTTGAGCACGAAGTCCAAAGTGGAAATGTTTGATAAAAATTGCACATTTGGATGTATTGACAAGAAATGGCTATTAGGGTTTGACGGATTTTTACAATCGAAGGGATTAGGGGTAAACACTCGTGGCATACACTTAAAGAATCTGAGGGCGCTGTTCAATTATGCCATAGACGAAGAGATAACCAACAATTATCCGTTCCGGAAGTTCATCATAAAAAAAGAAGAGACAAGGAAGCGGTCTTTGACGGTGGAGCAGCTTAGGATGTTTATGGACTATCCTTGCGGTCGATTCCTTCAGCGATACAAAGATATTTTCATGCTCATGTTTTATCTTATTGGAATAAACGCGGTAGATTTATTCGGGACCAAGGGAATAAGGGACGGACGACTAGAATACCGGCGCACAAAAACAGGCAAGTTATACTCCATAAAGGTTGAACCGGAAGCCATGGAAATAATACAGAAATACAAAGGGAATGAATATCTGTTAGACATATTAGACTCGTATTCGGATTATAGGATGTTCCTAATAAGGATGAATGCCTCTTTAAAACTTATAGGCGATGTAAAGATAGGGAAAGATGGCAAAAAGGAAATAACCCCTCTTTTCCCCGATATTTCCACTTATTGGGCTCGCCATACGTGGGCGACTATCGCCGCATCGCTCGACATCCCGAAGGAGACCATATCCGCCGCCCTGGGGCACGAGATAGGCTCGCCCGTCACCTCCATCTACATCAAGTTCGACCGGAAAAAGGTGGACGAGGCGAACAGGCGTGTGATTGATTATGTACTGTACAATGAATGAAGAAGCCCGGGGAAGAGTGATGGCAGCAGCTACCTCTTCAGCTTGCGGGCCGTCCGCCCGGCTGCGATAAGGACAAGGGCGAAGAGGATACCCATCGCCCATCCCCCGTAATCCACCTTGACGGATTGCCATTTCGTCAGGTGCTTTTCCACCGGGTACGGAATCCGCACCGAGTCGGCACGGGAGAGATAAAGGGTGTCGGTGCGCTCGAGACGCACCCCGACATACTTGTACTGCGCCACCCTCACGGTGTCCCGTGTCTTGTCAATACATATGCTGTCCCTTATCGTGACGGCGGATGCCACGTTCCGGTAGACAAGCACGCTGTCGGTACGGACGCTATCCACGGGCACGTACTGAACCCGGGCGCATCCCGCCGACAACAAAACGGCCATGGACAAAAAGACGGACCGAATCATGACGGGCACTCGTTTACCAGCAACCACCCGTCCACCACCTCGTGCATGTCGGCCTCCACGCCGTTCTCGACGTACGACATGGCGGCGACCATCCTGATAAGCTCGTCCTTGTCCACGGAGCGCAGCTCCCTGTCGGGGTCTATGGCCGCCCTTTGCGCCACCGTGTTTATGTACGCCTCCGTGTGGTTCTCCGAGGCCGGGGCGAAGCGTGAAATCATGCCCCGCACCGTGTTGACGCGGTAGCGGGTTATATAGGTCAGCAGCACGCGGAACGCCGCCCGGTATCCGTAGGCGTTTCGGGTGAACTGCTTGAACTGCTTGTCCGAGGAGGGTCTCACCTCCCCGATGAACTTGTCCGTGCTGATGCGGATGTTGCAGGGGTTGCAGAGCCGCAGCCCCCTTGGCAATGTCTTCTTTCCCATTTCCTTAAGTATTTAACCTGTGATAAAAATCCAGTTTGATGTTGTCGTACACGGCGGACACGTTCGTGTACGCCCTGCCGTTGTTAGCGCCCGACTCGTTGTACAGCTCCAGCTCGACGACCTGCGCCACCCATTCTATCCACTCGGCGTTGGTGTACTCGGAGAGCCTCCGTCCCCGGTAGCGGTAGCTGTCGAAACGGCTGTTGCGGTCCTCGTACATGTTGGTGAGCAGCGTCCTGACCTTCCTCCTCGTCGCCTCCCTATCGGCTATGTGGTTCTCCTCCCGCACCCTCTTTATCATCCGGCACACCTTCTCCGTCGCCAGGTCGAAATAGGCGTTCGAGGTGTTCTTTATCCGGAGCTGCGTCTCGGGCAGGAGTCCCTCGGCGATGTCGGTCATGACCCGGTTCATCTCGCCGATGGTCTGGTTTGTCTCCCCTATCTGCCTCGTGGCGGAAATCATCTTGTCGAGCGATTTGCGGAACCACCTCATCATCATGACGAACATGCTGAACGACAGCAGCACGAAGAATGCCGCTATGACCACCAGTATCCCGTACTCGCTGATTCCCTTCGCCACGTTCAATGCCGTTTCGGTCTGTTCCATGTCTTGTATTGCAGGGGGCGGCCTGTCACGCCGCCCGGTTAATGGAATGAACGACCTACTCCCCCGGCTTGAACAACGCCCAGACGACCTTCACCAAATCATAGAAACCGCATCCGGACAGCCCGGCTGCAATCCCGTAGACGAGCGCCTGCCACCAGGCAAGCCCGGTCAGGGGGTCGGAAATCCTGAGAACCCACGCCAGCATGCAGACCGCGATGCCGGCGGCCACGGAGACGCCAATCTTGGCGGCCTTGCTCCCCCCTATGGAGGGTATCAGTTTCAGCACCTGCGTCGCCAATGACGAGATGACGGCCACGATGCCGGCGAATGTGGAGAGGTCGATTACGGTCTGCGCCCCGCCGTCTCCTGCCGCGGTCTGCGCCGTCACGGCCATGCAGCACACGCACATGGCCATTGCAAACATGATTTTTGCTTTCATTTTTTGATTGTTTTGATAGTTGATAAATAAGATGAGCTTTTCAGACGGATGCCACGTAAATCCCGACGAGGTCTTTCAGGTCGGCGTAGACGGGCGTTCCGGTCGAGCGGGTGCACTTGTATGTCAGTCCGCCCTGCGTGTAATGCTTCCCTTCCTCCAGCGCCATGTTGTTGTCGTAGGGGATGGGGTCGTCCGCCGTCCCGGCGTGGGTTTCCGATATTTCCACGTAGAGGGCTGCGGTGTCGATGCCGGGCGGCTGGTTCGCCAGCACGGGGTTCACCTCCTGCCGCACCTTCCATAGCTTCCCCCCGTATTGCACCTTCCTCCCCGCCTCCAGCTTTTGCCCGGCGAAGCCCTGCCACGAGGGGTATAGGGACTTGACGGAGAGTGACTGCCCGTCCGTCAAGTCCAGCGAGTCAATGCGCATGGCAAGCAGCCTCGCCATGTCCGCCAAGCGCGGGGACGCGGGTGCGTCATGTGCCTCCGGGCCGACGTTCAAGTCCTTCCGCACCATCGCCTTCGTCCCTGACACGAAGCGGAGGTAGGCGGCATATTCGTCCACCGCCGCCGCGTCGTCCTGCACTCCCTGCTGGTAGGCGTTGTACTTGTTCACGAGCGCCATCTCGGCATCGGCCGGATAGCTGGCGCGGATGACCGCCGTCACGCACTTGTCGTAGGTCGGCGCGCCCTGTATCTCCACGCAGTCGTAGTCGTAGGAGGCGGGGCGTTCCTCCGCGGCCTCCGCCTCATTGATGTTGTAATTGTAACGCCATTTTCCCATGCCTATTTGTTCCAGGGCGGAAGGGCGTTCGGTCGAGTTTGATTTCATGTTCAAATCTATTTAACAGTTTACGTTTCAAATTCCTGCTGTCGCAGTGCTTCATCCATCCGTTCCACCCGGCGAAGCGGGGGATCACCTTGCCGGGGCTTGCCCTCGCCATGCGTCCGGCCGTGCGGAACATTCGCTGTTTGATGCTTTTGCGAAGCCTCGTATGGGTCGGGAAGAAGACGTAGCCGAGGAAATCGATTCCCCTTGCCCCGACCGGGAACACTTGCCAGTCGGGCTTCAGTTCCAGCCGCAACGAGGCGAGATGCTCTTCTATCTCTTCCCGCAGCCGGTGCAATTCGCCCTTGTCCGACGAGAGCAGCACCATGTCGTCCGCATAGCGGTAATAATGCCTTGCGCGCTTCTCCTCCTTTATCCAGTGGTCGAAATAGGCCAGATAGAGGTTGGCGAAGTACTGCGACAGGTAGTTCCCGATGGGCACTCCCGGCGCGGAAGCGACAATCTCGTCCAGGAGGGACAGCAGGCGCGCGTCCTTTATCTTCTTCCGCATGATGGATTTCAGCGTGCCGTGGTCGATGGACGGGTAGAACTTGCGTATGTCCATTTTCAGGCAGTAACGTGTCCCCTCCGGGTCTTCCCTTAATGCCCGTTTCAGCTTCCTTGCCGCCGCATGGATTCCCCGTCCCTTGATGCAGCTGTATGTGTCCGCGGTAAACACGGACATCCATACCGGCTCCAGCACGTTCATCACGGCATGGTGCACGATGCGGTCGGGGTAGTAAGGCAACCGGTAGACAAGGCGCTCTTTCGGCTCATGGATGGTGAACGTATTGTATCCGGACGTGCTGAAAGTTCCCGACAGCAGGGACTCGCGCAACCTTGTGAGGTTCGCTTCCCTGTCCCGGTCGTGCAGCCTCACGCCGTAGCTTTTGCGCTTGCCCCGGCGGGCCTTCTCGTCCGCTTCCCGGAGGTTGTCCATCGAGCATATCCTGTCGAACAAATTGCCTATGCGTTTCATTTCCTTTGCTGGTTTAATCGGGAATCGTCGGGTTTGAAGCCTACCGATACCCGTTCTACAAACTTTGTTTTTTGCCAAGAGGCACGGCCTCCATCCTTATCCATATCTTTAGCCAGTATTGGCGGGACCTGATGTTCGCATTCGCATTCGAGGGAGCGTTATTCGTATTCGCATATGCGAACCCGGCATTCGAGCCGTTATTCGCCCTACCGCCGAACAGGACACCCAAGGATGGACAGCCTTTCATGTCTCTACTCCAGGTAGTACCGGGTGCCGGATGCCCGCATGGTTACTCTGCGGGGGAACTTGTCCATTTCTTTGATTTTCCCAAGCACGTACTTTATCTCTTGCGAGTTGGTGAAGAACTTGCGTGCTTCCGAGTCCCGGTCTTCCAGGTTGAATTTTATCTTGACCAGATACCGGTTTGACCCGAACTTCGTCTTCACGTCGTCCAGGTAGTCCATTATCCAGAAGCTGAGGTTAATCAGCTTCTGCTGCGTCGTTTCCGGGCAGTTGAAATGCTTGTTGCTCTTGTCCTCCGGTATCTTCAGGCATGCCAAACTTCCGTCGTCTTCCATGTGCATTTATGTTATCCATTAGGGTTACTATTCCGTTATTTGGCCGCGCCACGTGCCGTGCCGGGGATAAAGCAAAGGCGGGACCCGAAGTTCGCATACGCAGCCGAGGGAGCGTGATTCGTACTCGCAAATGCGAACCCGGCATAAGAGCCGTAATACGCACTACCGCCGAACAGGACACCCCTCCTGTCCTCGCCGGATCCCGGGATGACCGTGTAGTAGTAGTCCGAGAAGTCCTTGGTGGAGCTTGAACCGGTCGTGACGGTGGGCAGCATCTCCCCGCCGTCGAACAGGATGTCCTTCACGTATCCAGGGGCTCGTGCGATGTCCCCTGTCTCGTCATACCCGTCATAACTTGAATCCCGGTAGTTCGCCGTGTCGGCGGCGGTGTACAGGATGGAATGCCCGCCCGCTTCGCCGGATTGGACTTTGACGAGCAGCCCGTCCGTCCACTTCCATACATGTCCGAACGGATTCTCAATCCCCCGGTAAGACGGGACTTGTACGGCCGTGCGCGTCACTTTGGTGAAATAGGTTGTATCGGTCAATGCCGTGCCCGCCGCCGCGTCGACTACGCACTTGTATAGCGATTCTCCCTGCGACACGTATTGCCCTGCGGTGTATGCGGTCGCGTCGCTGTATTCGCCCTTGTAGTTTGCTTCGCCTCCTGCGTCATACTCGAAAGGCATGGTGAATCCGGCATTCCCGGTCTTGTTCCCGAGGCCGTTGGTCGTTCCGCAAGGCACGAAGGGGTGATAGCTGTTGAAGCTTTCCCATCTGCTGTCAAGGGGTGTGACACCCGGGCCGAGTCCCCCTTGCCGGAAACCGTCGGCCGTCAGCGCGTCGTTGAAGCCGAGCTGGCAGTTGCGGTCGGCATATTCGACCACATAGAGCCAATAGAGGGCCTTGTATGCCTGGTAGTCCATGCAGTTCCATTCCGTGCTGCCGGACTTCCGGTTGCGGGCGTATGCCCTGAAGTTGGTGAGCGAGACGGAAGTG